AAAAATGTAGCCGGGGCTTATGAAAGTATTGAATTGAATTTTTCTAATATTTAATAATAATCAGTTCCGCACACACGGGACATAAAACAACAAAAAATTATGCTCAATTGGTTTGAAGTGAAAATTAAGTACGAGAAAACTGCTGAAGAGGGTAAAATCGTAAAAGTATCTGAAAGTTATTTGGTGGATGCGCTGTCTTTTACAGAAGCGGAAGCACGTATTAATACCGAAATGAAACCATTTATTAGTGGTGAGTTTGTAGTTTCCGCAATTCGTAGGGCAAGGATTAATGAACTCTTTTCAAATGAAAATGGAGATAAGTGGTATCGTGCAAAATTGTACTTTATTTCCTTAGATGAAGAAAAAGGAATTGAAAAACGTACTGCTACTACAATGATGGTACAGGCTAATGATACTAAAGAGGCCAATGAAGGAATTGTGGCAGGAATGAAAGCATCCATGGCAGACTATGAGATTGCATCAGTTACTGAAACTCAAATTATCGATGTATTTCCATTTGTTGCTCCAAAAGATACTGAAGAAACTAAAAAGGATTAATTATGTCACTAAAAATGAATAAAAAAACATACATGGATCTTATTGATCAGGATTTAGATTTATTAAATAAGAACTGTTCTGATACACCCGAAAGAGATCATATTAAACTGATTCTTTGTAAATCAATTGAATTCTATTATCCCCCTATAAAAAAGGATGGTAAAATTACGGATCGTATAAAAACATACGAAGATGCGTGCGAAGAACTTGATGAAACTCCTTTAGACGAAAAGGTACTTACAGACCTTGGATTTACAACCGACGAAATCAATTACCGGAAAATCAAAACCATTACCAAGGCACTTAACGAAGGTTGGAAAGCTGACTGGAACGATAGTAATCAATACAAGTACTATCCATGGTTTAAAATGTCTTCCGGGGGCTTCGTTTTCTGCGATATGTATTACGATCGCTCGTATGCGAATGCGGGTTACGCCTCTCGCCTTTGCTTTAAAAGTTCGGAACTGGCCAAGTATGCCGGGGAACAATTCTTACAATTATATTCTGATTTTATTAAATAACCGCCGTAAGGCACAAACAATTTTACACACAATGGAAAAACAAGTATTGACAATGGAAAGTATCAAAACTGTAGAAGATGCTTTAAATGCAGCTGCAATTCCAGCAACTCCTGAATTCAACGAAGTACCTGAAGAAATGAAGGATTATTTTAAAGCGGTATATGAAGCCGTTGCAATTACTAAGGCTTTAGTTCAAGGTTGGAAAGCCGACTGGAACGATAGTAATCAACGCAAATGGTATCCTTGGTTCCGAATGTCTTCCGGGGGCTTCGTTTTCGGCGCTATGTATTGCGATTACTCGAATGCGGATGCGGGTCACGCCTCTCGCCTTTGCTTCCCTACTGAAGAGATGGCTGAGTATGCAGGAAGACAGTTTACGGAGGTATACAGTCGAATGATTCTGAAGTAAACAAAAATGGGCTGTTTGTCTTTGTGAGGTTGTCTTCCAGGGGCTTCGTTTTCAACGATATGAATTACGATAACTCGAATGCGAATGCAGGTAACACCTCTCACCTATGCTAAAAAGATACAAGGACAAAGGCCTTGCCACTGGGCAAAAAATAACAACTTTCAATGTGTACTGGTAGCCCCGCTTTTGCGGGGCGAACGTTCACGAACGAAAAGCAAAGAAATGAAAAGATACGGAAACTTATACGAACAGGTTTGCAGCCCTGAAAACTTAGTACTGGCATACCAGAAAGCGAGAAAAGGGAAAGCTACCACTTATGGAGTGAGGCTATTTGACAAGCATTTGGAAAAGAATATGAATAAACTGCATGATGAATTGGTTGCAGAAACTTACCGGACCTCTGAATACAGCGTATTTACTATTTATGATCCGAAAGAACGTGAAATTTACAGGCTTCCATTTTGCGACAGGGTAGTGCACCATGCGATTATGAACATCATGGAACCGATATGGACAAGTATTTTCATTCAACACACCTACAGTTGTATCAAAGGACGTGGGATACATGCCGTTTTAATGGCGATTAAACGGGATTTAAAGGATGTTTCAAACACAAAGTACTGTCTTAAAATGGATGTCAGAAAATTTTATCCGAACATTGATCATGAAATATTAAAGTCAATTCTCAGAAAGAAGATAAAAGATAGCCGATTGCTCAACTTGCTTGACGGTATCATTGACTCAGCTCCCGGAGTTCCTATTGGAAATTACTTATCTCAATTTTTCGCAAACCTGTATTTAGCGTATTTTGACCATTGGATGAAAGAAACGAAGCATTTTAAGTATTACTACCGATATGCCGATGACATTGTAATATTATACGATGATAAGACTTATTTACATGATTTGCTGTATGAAATAACAGCTTATCTGAAAAATGAACTTAACCTGCAATTAAAAGGAAATTACCAGGTATTTCCGGTCAATTCACGAGGTATTGACTTCGTTGGTTACAAATTCTATCATACGCATATATTGATGCGTAAAACGATTAAAAAAAGGCTTTGCCGAAAGGCCGCAAAGCTGAATAAAAAAGACATTGATGTTAAAAGTTACAAAATGCAGATAGCCCCATGGATTGGTTGGGCATCACATTGCAACTCGAAGCATTTACTTAAAAAAGTACTGAATGAAAAATTTTTCTGATTTATGCATAAAGCCACTTGATGATAAAAATATATTTAATGTTCCGGTGGTGTCAATAGAAGATGTTGCTAATGTAGAAATTGAGGTTTTAGACTTTGAAGCAAACGTAAAAACAAGACATGGTGAGGGTCGATACATTCTAAAAGTGAAATTTGAAGGAATTGAACGAAAGTTTTTCACCAATGCAGCTCCCATCAAACAAGCACTCGAACAAATTAATAAAAACGATTTACCTTTTAAGACAACAATAAAAACTCAAAAATTTGGGAGCAATAAAAAGACATTTTACTTTACATAAACACACAAAATGGAAAAGAAAATTAAAACCTACGTGATCATGGTTAGCCGTACTTATCCGGCATATCACCCAAGAAAGAGACAGCCTACATATTTTATTGAAAAAATTCAACTTGCACTTAATATGCTTGTGCAAATGCCGGGTGATCTACTTATTGATCTAGATCCTAAAATTCATACATTCCGAGGGAATTACCCATTGTGGGAAAAACGTATTAAGGAAGTATTAGCCGGGAATGCAGTTATTGTTTTGAAATATCATTCTTTGGGAAGATACGTGAAAGGAAATAAGCAAATTGAGTTTGCACGACTGGATAAAGATAGTGGAGTTGGAATAGAGGAAGTAAAATTTGAATGGAATAGCATAACATATCCTGTTCTAACAAAGGATTATCTTACAAATATTACGATCACTCAAATTGCTGAAAATGATGGATTGCAAGTACATGACTTTATGAATTGGTTTGTAAAAGGAGATTATGATTTGAAAGAGACTTTTGCATGTATACAGTTTACTTCATTTAGATATGGAAAACAAACCGAAAGCTAAAGGAACCTGGGGTCAGCGTTCCCCCAGAACAGGATCGGAACTAAATATAATTTGTACTGAGTTTTTTGAAAAACTTGTTGTTCCGGAACACTGGAAGTTTATGCAATGGCAGAATGTGATTGATAAAGAGATGATATCACAGGCTAACCCAAACGGAACATTGATTAGTGTTGGAAAAATATTCCGGGATATGCGAACAAGTGGAATTGATTTAATGCATTATAGGGTATGTTTCCTGACTTTTCCCGAAAGGGGTGGTATTTGTGAAAAGTCAATCATTGACTTTGGAAAGTTTAAATATCATACGGTAGTTACTAATAAAACTATTGAGAAGTTGAATGAATGGATTGCGGAACATTATAAAGAACCCCCTGTTTCGTCAAATGACTCAGAACAAGAAAATCCGGTAAATGACAAAGACGATGGCTTACAACATTTTAGAGATAGATTCGGAACTTGAATGGCTAATGTCCTTTAATGATTTATACCTGAAAGAAATTGAAGAATTGAAAATTAAAAAAATCAATCTTTATGAACAATCAACCGACACAGTTACAGCTTGAATTTACTGAACCTAAATCCATACATGTTGTCAGGTATGCTGATACTCGGGCACGGGATTCGGAAGGTCATTATACAACTGAAATTGGGAACGATGGTAATACTGAAGAGAGATTACGTGAGCAATTACACATATTGAGAATAAATAGCAGCATTTGGCTTGAAAATAAGAATAAAGAGATATTTAAACTGAAAGAAGAACTTAAAAAATATAAGAATGAGTAACTTAATATTGGCAATAGATTTTGATGGTACGATAGTAAAAGACAAATATCCAGAGATTGGGGAAATGGTAGAGGGAGCAAAAGAAGCGATCAACCAACTGTACTCTGATGGATATACGATTATAATATGGAGTTGTAGGACTAAGATAAATAAAGCCAGGGCAATTGAATGGTTAGCTAAAAATGGTATAAAGTACCACCGATTTAATGAGAGTTGTCCGATAAATGTGGCTAAGTACGGCGGGGTAGATACCCGTAAGGTATATGCCGACTTATACATAGATGATAGGATGTTATTTAAACTACCAACATGGGATGAAATATACTGGATAGTCCGTGATTTAGTACCAACGTATGCGGATAAAGTAGGGAGAGACGGATTTTTATAATTGATTTAAATGATATTTAAATACTGATTAAATGGCTAAAAAACATCCAAAGCATATAAGTACAAAATTAAGCGCAGAGACAGTGAAAGATATCGTTAAGCAAAAATACGAACCAGGTAGACAGGACAGATGTAAAGAATGGGTATATCGTACGATCATAAAAAAACAAACTGGGATTAGTCGACGAACGTTTTTTCGTTATCTGAAAGAAGAATCCGATGAAATAAAAGAGGATCCAAATCAATTAAAATTATTTTGATTTACACTTGTTTATTCGGGGAAAACTCTTTATTTTTGTGAAAAAAATTAAAAACATAATATTATGAAAAAAATAGCTATAATATCTATAGCACTTGTAATTATGAGTGCTTGTGTTCGGGAGATAGATAAGGAAGTAATAAAAACAGTTATTGTTACACCAAGTGGTTTACTCATGCCTGATAGTCTTGCATGGTTCTTTAGTAATCCTGAAAATGTAAGCAATTATAAAGGAAGTTTAAATGATTTCAAATCGCTTCATCTTGTAACCAATGAGGTGTCAGATTATGTCATAGTGACATATGGGAGAGATAAGTGCGCTAGAAATCTTCCAGATACTACTTTGCTTCCTTGTAACTGTATTACTTTTTCTTGTTTCAGAAATAATGAAATATTTGACTTTTATCACTATAGAATAAAAGACTGGAAAAGAGATTTAGTGAATGAGGATATTGGTTATCTTACAAATAACTCTACTCCTATATGGAACTATAGATATTTTTCTACAGAGTACGTGTACGAGATTGTGCCTGGTAACGGAGCTACTACTTACCGTAAAAGCGTACTGATGAAAATTCCGTTCTAATAGTTAGTTAAAACTGAAAAACGCCCCTTAGTAAATGAACTAAGGGGCGTTTTTTGTTTATTACGGATTAATTGTAATAATCTTTATTGTCGGTTTAGCTGCCATAATTGTTGGAATTTTTACTGCTGATGTATCTTTAATATAAGCCATATATTCCTCAACACTGTCCAGGTACTTGGAGTGATTATGATTGATGACCGATAGGGTGCGTGTCAGACTGCTGGATCCGTTTACGGTTATATTTTGAAGTGATGCTATCACCTTATCGGGTAAGTCCAGGTAATCAAGTGCGGTGGATTGTCCTGGATTGTATTTTGCGG